GTCTCCTTGAGCACCTGTGGCACCTTGATGTCCTTGATGTCCTTGATTACCTTGAGCACCAACATCTCCTTGAGCACCTGTGGCACCTTGTGCACCTTGAGCACCTACATCTCCCTGATTACCTTGATTACCTTGTGCACCAACATCTCCTTGAGCACCTGTGGCACCTTGAGCACCAGTGTCTCCTTGATTACCTTGATTGCCTTGAGCACCTGTGTCTCCTTGATGGCCCTGATTACCTTGAGCTCCAGTATCACCTTGATATCCTTGATTTCCCTGTGCTCCTTGAGCACCTTGAGCACCTATATCACCAGATCTAATAAATTCAAGAACTATTGATTCATTATCTGATGGTGCAGACCCTACTGGGTTTTGGACATTAATATTAGTCCATCCAGTTTGTGCACTAACCCCAGTAACTTCAAAAATACAATATGTTACATCCGAATTTGTATTTGATTTTATAATTAAATGACCTTTAACGGTATTGGTAGAATCTCCCCAAGTATCAACATAAGTTTCTATATTTGCTGCATCTGATGTTAGTCCATCAACATATACTATTGTTACAGAACCAAATGTAGCATTGTTAAATCTAACATCTCCATTAGATGGGTCACTTGCCTGACTTGCACCATCAAAGAGATATAAAAGACCTCCTTTATCACCTTGATCTCCCTGATATCCCTGATTTCCTTGATTGCCTTGTGCACCTTGAGCACCAGTATTTCCTGTGGCACCTTGAGCACCAGTATCGCCAGTATTTCCTTGATTACCTTGATTGCCTTGATTACCTTGATTACCTTGATTTCCTTGAGCACCTGTGGCACCTTGTGCTCCAGTATCTCCTTGATTACCTTGTGCTCCTGTATCACCTTGATGTCCTTGATTACCTTGTGCACCAACATCTCCTTGAGCACCTTGAGCACCTGTGGCACCTTGAGCTCCCGTATCGCCTTGATTACCTTGTGCTCCAGTATCTCCTTGATTACCTTGAGCACCAGTGTCTCCTTGAGCTCCAGTATCGCCTTGATTACCTTGAGCTCCAGTATCGCCTTGATTACCTTGAGCACCTGTGGCACCTTGAGCTCCCGTATCGCCTTGATTACCTTGAGCTCCTGTATCTCCTTGAGCACCTTGAGCTCCAGATCCAGTAAGACCTTGATGTCCTTGATTACCTTGAGCACCAGTGTCTCCTTGAGCACCAGTGCCTGTAGCACCTTGATTACCTTGAGCACCTTGAGCTCCAGTGTCACCAATATTACCAGTTCTAGCAAAGGTAACTATTATATCTTCACTATCACTAAATGAAGATGCACTCCCAGAAACAAAAGTTACAGTTACTTTATGATATCCAGTTGCTTCTACATTTGTTCCACTAATTGTAAACAGTGCAAAATCACTAGCGTCTAATTTATTAGATACTCTAACATGTCCCTTAATTGTAGAAGTGGAATCATCAATAGTTCTTAAAAATGATTGTATGTCAGTTCCATTATCATCTTCATCATCAATATACATTAATGTAGCTGATGATAAAGTAGCATTGTTAAATCTTAAATTTCCCTGACCGGGATCAGAATCTGTTGTTGTAGTGCTAAATGTATAATCAAAGGTAGCACCACCAAAATTTCCATCATTGCCCTGATTTCCTTGAGCACCTGTGGCACCTTGAGCTCCCGTATCGCCTTGATTGCCTTGAGCACCAGTGTCTCCTTGATTACCTTGATTACCTTGGGTTCCTGTAGCACCTTGATTACCTTGATTACCTTGATTGCCTTGAGCACCAGTGTCTCCTTGATTACCTTGAGCACCTGTGTCTCCTTGAGCTCCAGTATCGCCTTCATTACCTTGAGCTCCAGTATCGCCTTGAGCACCTTGAGCACCAGTGTCTCCTTGAGCACCTGTGGCACCTTGTGCACCTTGAGCACCAGTATCGCCTTGATTACCTTGATTACCTTGGGATCCTGAAGTTCCTTGATTACCTTGATTACCTTGATTACCCTGTGCACCAACATCTCCTTGAGCACCAGTAGCACCTTGAGCTCCAGTAGCACCTTGAGAACCTGTGGCACCTTGTGCTCCAGTAGAACCTTGTACTCCAGTATCGCCCTGATTTCCTTGATTACCTTGGGATCCTGAAGTTCCTTGTGAACCCTGTGCACCTGTAGACCCTGCGGCACCTTGAGATCCTGTGTTTCCTTGATATCCTTGATTACCTTGTGCACCTTGGAAACCTTGATTTCCAGCAACTTGAGATATCCAGATTAAATTGGAACCTGTGGAACTTAATACCGATCCAGATGAACCTACGTTATTGTTTGAATCATATAGTGAATTTTCAATTTTAATATTACTTACTGTCGAAAACCCAGATACTAAAATATCACCACCAACATGAAGTTTTGATGTTGGTATTGTCGTTCCTATTCCAACATTACCTTCAGTAAAATAAGTATCATAATAATTAGTCCCTACTCCAGCAGACCATGTATTGACTGCAAATACTGTAGTTCCAATACCAACATTTTTAGAAGCGTAAAACTTACCATCATATGTGTTTAGGGCTATTTCTCCTAAAGATAATTGGTCTCCTGTCGGAATTTTTCCGGCGACAGAAGACCTTTTAATTCTTATCGTTGGGTCAGCCATTCAACTTCCTCATTGATGGTATTTACCTTAAACCTAGTATATACCAGGCATTAAAAATATTTATCTTTCAGAAAGTCCCAGCATCAACATCTATTTGATTATCTAAATCACTTCCCAATTGATTTAAAAATACAGTAGATATTCCTGGAGATGAGGTTTCATTTACAGCAGCTGTAAATATTTCATCAGGATTGACTGCCTCATAAGTTTGTGTTGACGAATTGTACATAATTACGTACTTATCAGATACTGAATCTCCATTAAAATCTGAAAGATCTGAAAATTTTGCAGGCACAGCTGTTGCTCCTATACTAACACTAGATACTGTTAAAGAAGACTGGGTATCTAAAGAAATGCTATATTCTGAACTTGTTAAAGATACGTTGTATTCTGTCATGATGATACAGAATCATTAACTAAAACCATACCTTGAATAACTTTTGATACAGAACCTCCACTATCAGTCAACAAAACATCGTAGTAATTTCTTCCAGAACTTAATTCTGAAGTAACTGTGGATGCCATTGATATTATAACTTTTCCCGTTGCTTCAGTTATGGTTGATGCAAAAGATACTGAAGAAGATGCTGTTGGATGTTTTTTAATTTTTGCAGATATTGAAGAACTTGCCAAATTTGCAATCGATTCATCACTATTTGTTAGATTAAAAGTTGCCTCAAAGTCGGTTCCTTTATCTATTGTTAAATTTACCGATGTTGCTGCCATGACACACTTGTATTTTTAGTTATTTATCTTCGTTTTGTTTTTTCAAGAGTTTAGCTAATTCTGCTGTAGAACCAACAAAGAGTGCATTAGTAACATTTGTTGGACCTTTTGAACCTTTATCTTCCTCAACATCCTTTAGTTTTTTCTGAAGTTCCATTAATTTATCTGTCGCATCTGAAACACTTTTAATTAATTGACCAGCAACTTCATATGCCCTTGGTTGCTCCGTTTCTTGAGCTAACTCAAGAATACCATTAATTGCTTCTTGACCTTTTTCAATTATCGAATATAAATTTCCTCTCGTATATTCATAATCTTTTTGAACATCATTTGAAATCTTTTTTTCATCAGGTGTTATTACAGGTACATTCATGTCATTTTCTTTTTCAGGAACTATTTCTGCTTCTACATTAAAAGCATCGCTCAAATCTTCATACTTTTTAGTCATATTTTTTAATTACTTAACTTATAGTACCATCAAAACCAAAATCATCTCCAAATTCGACAAGTGCATTATCGGTTGCTGTAATTGGTTTTATCGGAGCACCACGAAGATGATCTGTAATAGTAGTGCCATCTTTACCCCTTTCCACTGTCATAGTATTGCCATCAATTCGAGTGACAAATATTTGCTCTCCTTCCAAATCAAGATACGTTTTATTTGTAATAGAACTTGCATCATCAACTTCAATAGATGTGTCTGTTTTTACAATATCTGATGTTAGATTGGTTAATACATCACCACTATAATTCTTAATTGCTCTTGGGACGGCCGTGTAAGAAAGATTTCTTGTGGTATTTGTAGTATCTGTACCAGTAATATAACTGATTGTTGAAGACTTGATAATATCCTTGGATGCAGAAGAAACAGGTCCAAAAAGATACGTCTTTGCACTAAACCTCAATGTGTAAAGAAGAACTCTTCTTGTAGAATAATCGCCCTCATAATCATCTTGCATTGTGACATTTTCTAAAACAATGGGAATATCCCTTTTCTCATTTATTCCAGATTCTACGAGAGTCACTGATAGATTATATGCTGGTTGAAAATATGGAAGAATTTGCTCAACTATTTGCAAAGCATCATCATTGAGTTTTGTCATAATACTCAATTCAAACTGCATATTATATGGAACAGGCATGAACGATTTCTTAACGTCCGATCCATCATTTGGATTTTTTACAACAAATTGTTGAGTTGCGGTAATTTTTCTAGAAGGATCATATGTAACACCAGTAAATTCAAATGACATTCTTGGTAGTGTCATTTGAGTTGGTTTATTTAAATCCGGAGATTGCTCAAGTCTTGCTAAAAACTTCTGTGTGGGCCCATATGCAAGAGGCACTTTCATTATATTAACAACAGAATCTGCAGAATTTGTCTGCCTAATTTCTATGCTGTTGAATAATGTTCCAAAAGCAATGATTGTTTTTCTAAAAATTTCGTGATAAAAATAATCAAACATTTCTACACTTTAGAGGGCCAATAAGTTCTATTTATACTTTATGCCTGACCAAAAGGATTTCCCTCTGAAAAGTCGATAATTGCATCAGCTTCTGTCTCTATATCATCATTACTACTAAATCCATCTGATGCCTCAAATTCAGTTATCGTTCTTATCATATAAGATGCTTCAGAATCTTCACCAACGACAGTTTCTCCGGAAACAAATTCTCCACTAGCAGAAGCAATTTCAAGAACACTAGTATTTACATTCCAAGATCTAACTCTTGCTGTTGTTCCACTAGTAGAACCTGTAATAACTTCATTGAAAATATAAGTTCCAATTCCAGACAAATATGGAGATCCTATGGTGACCGTTGGTGCTTCAGTATATCCAGTACCAGTATTTGTAATATTAATTGCAGTAATTGTTCCTGCAGAACTCACCACCGCAGTGGCAGCGGCTGATACTGTGGAAATTCCTGTAAACGTGACAGGTGGGGCAACAGTATAACCAGATCCAGCATTCGAAACTGTAATTGGACCAATAGAACCTGTAGATATCATAGAAGTCGCAGCTGCACCACTTCCACCACCTCCAATGAATCTAATTCCAGGTGCAGTGGTATAACCACTACCAGGATTAACTAAATTAACTGATTGAACAGAC